GCAGGACTCACGGCTAAAGGTCGTGCAAAGTATAACGCAGCTACTGGGTCAAACCTAAAGGCTCCTCAACCACAAGGTGGCGCTCGTAAGAAGTCGTTTTGTGCTAGGATGTCTGGTATGCCTGGTCCTATGAAAGATGAAAAAGGTAGACCTACTAGGAAAGCCGCATCACTAAAAAGGTGGAAATGCTAATGAGCACAGAACGAGAACTTGCCGAACATGGCATTGAAATTAAACACATTCAAACAGATGTGGATACCCTTATGGAAGATATGAACGAGTTAAAGAAAAGACTTGATGCTATTGAGTCTGCCCTTAACGAAATCAAAGGTGGATGGAAAGTATTTATATTTATTGCCGGACTAGCTTCAGCAGTTGTAAGTTGGATAGTCACACATTGGTTTAAGTAGGTGATACTATGAAATCATTTATAGATAGAATATTTAAAAAAAGGAAACACGATGCTGAACAAATTGAAGAAAATAAAGAAATACTTAGCGAACAAATTGAAACAAGTATTAAAGAACGTGTAGCTCAAAATAAAATTAATATGGAAGAAGTAGAAAAAGAAATATATAAAAAACCAGGTCATTACTTTGCAGATTGTAATTGTTTTAAATGTGTAAAGTGGAGAAACCAAAATGCCAAGTAAGTCGAAAGCGCAACATAACTTAATGGCAGCCGTAGCTAACAACCCAGCCTTTGCTAAAAAAGTTGGTATATCAAAATCAGTAGGAGAAGAGTTTATGAAAGCAGATAAAACTAAGAAGTTCGGATCAGGTGAATCACTAAAAACAACAGCTTCAAGTGGCAATCCTGGATTATCAAAATTACCAACGGAAGTGAGAAATAAAATGGGCTACATGAAAAAAGGCGGTATGGCTAAAATGCACAAAATGCCAGATGGAAAAATGATGAAAGATTCTGATATGCCAAAAAAGAAAATGAATATGGGTGGTATGGCTTATAAAGAAGGTGGTAAGGCAGACATGGCTCAAGATAAAAAGATGGCTAAAAAAGCTGTAGGCATGCATGAAAAACAACTTCATGGCGGTAAAAAGTCAGATTTAACTGCTCTTAAAAAAGGTGGTATGGCTAAAAAAAGTGGTATGGCTAAAGGATGTGGTTATTCTAAAGGCGGTCAACTAGCTAAAGCTAATGGCGTTGCTGTTCGCGGTAAAACAAAAGGCACAATGTGCTAGGAGAATAATATGGCAGACAAAGACAAACAACCGCAACAAGCAGACTTTGATAAGGCTTTTGAAAATGTAAAAGCAGGTAAAATTCAGCCCCCAAAAAATGACGATAGTGGTCCCTTACCTACACCTGAACCTAAAAAAGAAACTGTAAAACCAGTTAAAAAGATGGCTAAAGGTGGTACCGCTTCATCACGTGCAGATGGTTGTGCAGTTAGAGGAAAGACAAAAGCCTAATTATGGGAGGCGGATCAAGAGGACAGACAACACAAACAGCGCCCACTATGCAAGCGCAAGGTACTAGCTCGGTTGAAACATATAGTCCTCAACCACAGGCACAACCCATGCCTTCTTATAGTCCTCCGCCACAGGCTCCACAAGAACAAGTACAACAACCAATTAATAATCCATTTAGTATGCCAACACAACCCATGACTGCTTTTACTCCACCACCAGACCAACAAGGGTTTACTAATCCATTTAATCCACAAACACAAGCTCCACCACCACAAGAACAAATGGCTCTTTTTAATCCATCACCACAGCAACAAGCAACGAATACACAAGCACCTGCACCTATGGCACCAAATCCATATAACCCATACGGAGACATGTCTAAAACTTATTCGCCTTATGCAGATCCATATAGTACAGTTGTTAATAGACCACAACCTATACAAGCACAAACACAAGGTCAACCTATGTTTCCTGGGTTTGGTTTTCCTGCGGCATCTAATAACCCTTTACAACCCGCTGATCCAAATAGACCGGTATTTCCCGGTGTAGTTAATAGGAAAATATAGTATGAGACCTTCACGTGGTATGGGCGCTATAATGCCTGATAAAATGCCTAAGGGTAAAAAGAAAGCTCGTAAAGATAGCACAGATTTTACTCAGTTTAAAGAAGGTGGCACAGTAAACAAAGCAGGTAATTACACAAAACCAGGTTTACGTAAAAGAATATTTAACAGTATTAAAGCAGCTGCCGTACAAGGTACAGGTGCAGGTCAATGGTCAGCACGTAAGGCTCAACTTATGGCTAAACGATATAAAGCTTCAGGTGGCGGATATAAATGAGTGCATTAGCTAAACCGCAACGTTCACTAAAAGCATGGGGTGAACAAAAGTGGACAACTAAGTCAGGCAAAAAGTCTAGTGAAACAGGTGAAAGATACTTACCAGAAAAAGCAATAAAAGCATTAAGCTCACAAGAATATGCAGCAACAACAAAAGCAAAAAGAGCAGGTAAAGCTAAAGGTAAACAGTTTGTAGCTCAACCTAAATCTATTAAACAAAAAGTAAAACCTTTTAGAAAAATATAATCATGGTAGATAGAACCTCAGGTGAAACCAGTTTTAATTTAGATTTAAATAATCTAGTTGAAGATGCATTTGAAAGATGTGGCGCAGAGCTTCGTACGGGCTATGATTTAAGAACGGCACGTCGTAGTTTAAACCTTCTTACTATTGAGTGGGCTAATCGTGGTATTAATTTGTGGACTGTAGAACCTGGTCAAATTACTTTAAATCAAAATCAAATTATGTATGCACTACCTTCTGATACGATTGATTTACTTGATATGGTTACACGTACTGGCACAGGTCAGAATCAACAAGATATTAATATAAACCGTATATCAGAATCAACCTACATTACTATACCTAATAAAAATGCAACAGGACGTCCTATCCAAGTATGGATTAATAGACAAAGTGGTCAAGAGAACCCTACTAGTATTACACTCAATCAAACTTTAACTGCTACTGCTTCAACTGCAGCAAGCCCACAAACTATTACTTTAAGTTCTACTGTAGGTTTAGCTCAGTTTGGCTTTATTAAAATTGGTAGTGAAACTATTCAATATGGTGGTGTTAGTGGTGTTACGATTACAGGATGTATAAGAGCTGTTAACAATACCACATTAGCTACTCACGCAGTTAGTGACAAAGTTTATGTGCAGAATTTACCTACAGTTAATGTATGGGTAGCACCTGATCAATCTAATATGTACACGTTCGTATACTACAGACTAAGACGCATACAAGATGCTGGTAATGGTGTTAGCGTAGAAGATATTCCGTTTAGATTTATTCCTTGCATGGTTGCAGGGTTAGCTGCGTACTTAGCGATGAAGTTACCTAATATTGACCCTACTAGAATTGCTATGTTAAGAGCAGACTATGAACAAGCGTTTCAATTAGCAGCTGAAGAAGATAGAGAAAAAGCACCAGTACGATGGGTGCCTCGTGAACAGTTTTTTAGGGGTTAAGTAATGCCCACCAAGTACGCCAGCGCCAAGAACTCCATAGCCCAATGTGACCGTTGTGGGTTTAGATATAAGTTAAAAGAACTTAAACGTTTAGTTATTAAGACAAAAAATGTTAATATACTAGTGTGTCAAGAATGCTGGGAACCAGATCAACCGCAGCTACAACTTGGGATGTACCCAGTTAATGATCCGCAAGCAGTGCGTGACCCGCGTCCAGATTTAGGTTATTACCAATCAGGGCTAAGTGGGCTACAAACAGATGAAACAACAGGGGTATTAACCTCACAAACAGGTGTTCCTATGGGTGGTAGTCGAGTCATACAATGGGGCTATAATCCTGTAGGTGGGTCTTCATCATTTGATGCAGCATTAACACCTAATTATTTAGTAGGAACAAGTGCACTAGGCAGTGTAACAGTATCAATAACATAAGGAGAAGTAAAATGGCATATAGATCAAAAGCAGATGGTATTGCTCAACAAGGTAAAACCAAAGGTCGTAACTTAGGTGACGACGGAGCTACAGTAGCTACACAAAATGGTCCAATTAAAGGCACTGTTGGTAAATTAAATACTGACATGAAAAAAATGGGTCGTGGATTAGCTAAAATTGCAGCACAAAAAAAGGGGTAATAATCATGGCAGAATATAAAAAACCAATAGATGTACCTAACGCAGATATTTATTTTTCACAAGACCCTAACAAGTTAAAAGCACAAGACCTTAATAAAGGTACAGGTGTACAACGTGTTAGTTCAGGAGATCCTGGTTCTAATGCAATGAATAGACATGGTGAACTTGAAACTCGTGGTAATGGCGCAGCTACTAAAGGTCGTAAAGCTCGCGGTCCTATGGCGTAAACCATGGCGTTAACTTATGCACAATTAGTTGTTCAGATACAGGACTACACAGAAAATACGTTTACTGTAACGGATATAAATAACTTTATCCAACAAGCAGAACAACGTATCTATAATACTGTCCAACTACCTGCCTTGCGTAAAAACGTAACAGGTACATTAAGTACTGGCAATAAGTATTTAGCTATGCCATCAGATTGGTTAGCTACGTTTAGTTTAGCTGTTATTAATACAAGTAACGAGTATCTATATCTCTTAAACAAAGATGTGAACTTTATTAGGCAATCATTCCCTGATACTGACTCAGATTTTTATGGAGAGCCACAATACTATGCTGTATTTGATAGTGCAACATTTATTGTAGGTCCTACACCTGACGCTAATTACTCTGCTGAGTTACATTACTTCTATTATCCTGAATCTATTGTTACTGCTAGTACCTCTTGGGTGGGTAATAATTTTAGTTCTGTGCTTCTTTATGGTTCTTTGTTAGAAGCGTATACATACATGAAGGGTGAAAAAGATGTCATGATGGAGTATCAAAAACGTTATGATGATGCAATGGTTCTACTCAAACAGCTTGGTGATGGCAAGGATAGACAGGACTCATACCGATCAGGTCAAGTTAGATACCCAGTACAATAAAGGAAACTAAATTGGCAATCTCACAAACACTAGCAACAAGTTTTAAAGTTGAAATCTTAGATGGTATACATAACTTTGGTGTAGGCGTTATTCGTGCATCTACTGCAGCTGATACTTTTAAAATAGCTCTATACTCAACCCTAGCTACCATAAACGACACAACAACTGTTTATACAACACAAGATGAAGTGACGGGTACAGGCTATACAGCAGGCGGTAATACATTAGTTATATCTCAAGTTCCAACATCAACAAGCAGTGAAACAACAGCATGGTTAAACTTTGACAATTCTAGTTGGACTACTGCAAGCTTTTCAGCAGATGGTGCTTTGATATATAATAGTACTCAAGGTAATAAAGCAGTAGCAGTATTAAATTTTGGAAGTACTAAAACTACGACCAATCAAACGTTTACAGTAACATTCCCGGCATCTACATCGGATGCTGCAATTATAAGGATTTCTTAAATGACAACAGCAACATCAATGTTTTCAGACGCACCGCAAGTAAAAGTAAGTAATGTAAGACCTTTAGAAAAAGATTTATATAAAATGATGTGGGACAGACCAGAGTATAGAGTTGTAGCTCCTGGTGAACACATCGCACACGAATTTTTAAAACAAGCTAAACCACCCAAAGGTGCATCAGTAATTGACTTAGGTTGTGGTACTGGACGTGGTTCCCTTAATTTAGCTTTTTTTGGTGGCTTAGATGTCACGATGGTTGACTTCGCAGATAATTGTTTAGACGAAGATATTCGACCCATGT